CAGTCCACCATTCACCAGACATTAACATTTCTTCTGGAGGTGAGATTATATTATAGAATGAAAACTCTTCTTCAGACCATACTATATCTCCTTCATCATTTAGTTCTTTAGGGCGACGTTGAGTAAGTTTAGATGCTAACGCTTCTATATCTACTTGACTACCTGTAACCCTTACGTGGTGATTAATCCAGTAACCCATTAGTTATTCTCCTTTACTTATCTAGATTACGTCTGATGCCAACCTTGACCAGTGCCTTGGCAAGAGTTAGCAGTGAATTACCATCGAGCAATGGCACAACAATCTCAGCATTGTGACCATCAATCTTCAAGCCTTGGTCATAACCCCAAGCCTTACGGCGTTCTTCATCATATTGTTGAGTCTCGTCAACAAAGCCAAGGGCTGTAATGACACCAGCACGCTTTAGTTGATGAATGATTTGGTCTTGTTCCTTAGCGTTATACCAAACACCATCAGTGATAACAATAAGTATCTTGATAGCACGTTCACTATTAGCAAAGATATACCTAGCATAATCAATGGCTTGCTTAGGGCTAGTGCCACCAGCAGTGCCAACGAATGACTTAGTAACCTTAGCCTTTTGGTCAGCACTGTATAGCATACGAGCATCATCAGCAAAGGTAAGCACTGTAGTAGCAGCACCTATCTTATCCATAGCACGCTTGATAGCCCACATAGAATCGTGTGCTGAGTCAATAGTCCAACTCATAGAGCCTGAGTTATCTAACAAGACAACGGTCTCAATGTCTACGACATCTTCACGACCTTCATCCCACCTATCAAACACTTCATCAACAGCACCACCAGTAGCATAACGATACACGCTAAGCTTGCCACCACTAACCTTACGCTCCCAACCCGGGTCATGCTCAGCACGTATAAGTTCTAGTTGATTAACGAATGACTTGACCTGCTGTATAACTTCAGGTGCTACAGGTTTTTGCTGCTCATTCCAACTGCGCTGTGGTGTAGGTTGATGCTTAGTAGACAAGGTAGTCTCACCATTGAAGTTAGCAACCATATCATTGATATCTTCACGCAATGTATTCTTAATATTACTAAGATGTTTCTTAGCTATATCAGTAATATTATTGACCATACCAGGCATAGGTTTACCACCAACAGACTGACCACCAGGCTTATCGGAATCGCCATCACCAGGCTTATCACCCTTACCATCACCGTCACTAGGCTCATTACCAGGCTGGTCACCAGGTTGGTTACCAGGCTCATTACCAGGCTCATTACCAGGCTCAGGCTTGTCATACTCTTCGCCTTCCTCATCACCAGTAGACTCTGTGAACTCTTTGTCACGTTCCTTAAGAATCTTCTCAATGATACGGTCTTGACCTGCCTTGTTCATAGGCTTAGATTTCTCTGATGATTTGATGACAGAGTCTTTACCTGACTCATTCATATTAGGCATCTCATCCCAACCACTATGCTGTTGACCATACTTATCTTTAGTAGAATCTTTGAACGCTTGGTCAATAAGGTTGTGATACTGAGTAATCAACTCCATTGCTAATGGAATTTGAGCACTATCTGCTAAGTTAAGGACTGTATATCTGTTGATGATGTCAGATAACTCAGTAACTAACTCTGGTATTACGAAAGCATTACGCAATGCTTTACGTAACTCAAGAGGAAGATACGTTCTACCATCTATCAATGGGAACAACATACCTAACTCTGTCTGATTGTCAAGCAGGTACTTAGCAATAGATGCTGTGAACCAGTGCTTAACGTTACTATACTTAGCACTTAAGAATACTTCAGTACGCTGGCTCTCTAGTGCATTGAACGCACGTTCATACTGATTACCACGAACCCACTTGACTAAATTACTGCCAGCACGAGGTGTTAATAAGATACGACCTATCTCGTGCAGAGATACACCACGAAGTTGCAACGCAACATCAGGGTCATTCAAGTCACCAATGTTCTTGGGATTAAATACGATATTTTCTGCATCTGATTTAGCAACTGTACCTGCAGGGGCTTCATAGAAGTCATCTCCATTACTAGAGACTGATACGTTAATTTGTCTAGCCGTTAGTGCACTAGCAAACTTAGATACCACCTGAGACATACGTTCCTTTAGTTCATCTTGTCTATCAACGGCATTGGTATTATCAACTTTAAAGTCAATATTAATACCAAGTTCATCATAGTCAAATGAACCACGACTATATTCAGTCATGTATTTCTCCTTTATTATGTATTGCTTAGTAAGCACAGTTACGCTAGGTTGTTTGTGTCGGCTAGCCGATTAGCTACCCTTACGCAACTGTGCTTACTAGGTGTTGCTGGACTAGGCAGAGTAACTGTCTAGTGATACACCGAGGTCTGCTGCAATAGCATCGATGTCTGCGTCAAGACGCATCTTGATTGCTTCACGCTCACCATCATCCTTAGGGAAGTTGTTGAGCAATGAAGACACTGCAAAGCCAAGATTAAGTTTCTGTGCTTGGTCAATGAAGTTCATCAAGATACGTGGTGACATTGGTGTAGTGAACTGGTCAGTAGTCTTAGCCGCTTCACGAATGCTAGTAGCAAACTGTAACAACGACTCGGACTTGATGAACTTACGCTCTACATTGATGTCATAATCAAACTCAAGCTTAGGCTGCATACGGTCAACTAGAGCAACATCTTGCCTAGTAACTGCATAGCCTGTACCTGTGTTCTGGTCAACTACAAACAAGCAACCAGGGTGAACCTTAACAACTTTATTAAGTTGGTCAATGATTAACTCACGCTCATTAAGGACACGCAAGAACAAGTCTGCTGCCTTAGCAGGCATACGACTTAGTTCATTGATAAGGATTACTGATTCTTGCTGAATAGCAGTAAGGAACTGGCTGTCTTTCCATACAACACTGTTACCAATGCCTGTAGGGAAGAAACGACCGTGAACTTTGCTCTCATCAATCTGACGGCTACCTTCAATAACTACATGGGGTAGGTGATTGATTGCTGCATAGTTATACGCAAAACTAGTCTTGCCTGTACCAGCAGGACCAGTTATAAGTAAAGTCTTTTGATTCTGTCGAGCATAATCAGCAACCTGGGTATCAGTGATACCACCGGCTATTGTTCGCTCGAAGTAAGACTTTACTTCTGGGATGGTTAGCACAGAATCTGTTGATGTGTGCATAGGTGTTACAATTTCCATAGGTGCCTCCTCAGACATCATGGGTTGGACAAGTAGCGGTGTTGCTACCTGCTCTTGCATCACTGGCTGTGATACGGCTTGTGTGACTAGAGCAATTGCTTGCTCATAGATAGACAATGAACTAGGGTCATTCAATGCTTGCTCTAACAGAGTTTGAAACTCTTTTAAAGCAGACTTTGAACTAGGTGTAGTTGTTTCAGGTAACTTCTTACCTAACTTCACCAAGAACATTGATGGTGTTATTGTGGAGTTGATTACTCTATCTTCCGATGGAGTAGTCTTGAGTGATACTGGCTGTCCAATGAGTAACTCATTTGTATCAATGAGCACATCGCCTTCTATCCAAGCACCAGCACGACCTCGTCCTTCTCCTAATCGTGAGAAGATACGAACATCTTCAGTAGTAGGAACTACTGCTACTGTTCGCACATCTCCATTAGAAGTTTGAGACTTCATCATAGCTGCGTACATATATTACCTTTCTATTCGGTTGTTGTATCAAATTCCATGCCACTTATGATGTCATTGAACTTGTCTTGTATTTCTTGTGTTTCTTTGTTAGCCTGAACATCATCAAGTGTCTGCCATAGTATAACTGGCTTACCCTTAATAACGCCCTGGACATAACGGTGTGTATCGCCTTCATCATCAGTTAGATGAAGGATTCCATCTATAAGTTCACCATTAGTGTGCTGTTTTAGAACTAATTTGATGAACCCGTCAATAGTTGCTTTGGCAGACTCTAATGTAGGAAATGGCATATCAAGTGCTTCAACCTCGTAATTAGGGTTTGACATCTGACAATCAATACATTTCTTTACAATGTAGTATGCTTGTTCGTTGCCGCTCTCAACTTCTTCAGCAGTCAAGCGATGTTGCTCATTGTTATCCATTTGGACACCAACTTTCTTGTGTAACGAACTACTAACTATTGTTAGTAGTAAACCGTATTGCTACGGAATTCTATGGGCTAGATGTTTGTGTTGGGCTAGCCCTGTGTTATAGGCAAGCCCCCTGCTTGAGGTTACTAGTCGAATAGACTTATTATGTAACGCTCAATATACAGGGGGCTTGAGGTGTGTTCATATAATTTGAATTAAGTTAGCTAAACTAACTGGGCCATCAGGGTAGTAGAGAACTCAGCACTCAGCAAATTAATCTACCCTTACACCAGGGAACCACTACGAATATACCAGCCAGAGCATATAAGTTCGGCATCTCACCAACGCAGGCTTTGATTGACTGGCCTAGCCACACCAGATACTATGTACTACTACATAGAATTCTTAGGTAGATTCTTAAGAATGTCTAACACTTCTTGTGCTTCGGGGGTTATTTCCTTAATAATCTCTACTGACTTGATAGGGTCACCGTTAGCATCGTAGTGAGTTATTTCACTGAAAGCACTAGGGTCATTTGCTATGAGCCTATTGTGTATAGCACTCTGGTCTTCACCAGTTCTTTCAGATTCTTCCCAAGCTTCAGCCATTTGGTCAATGAACTTATCAAAGTCTTCAATACGCATAGCTGTTCCATTAGCCATTCTTTTACGTGACTCTTCAGGTGTTGGAATACATCCTGGCATTATTTCACCTCCATCCATACTCCGTCTTTAGACATTTGTTTTAAGTCTGGGCAAAGCCAATCGTGTAACTTCCAAAGTACAAAGTCAAACGATAACCAATAACCTATAGCACTAGGCTTCCATTTACGGTGGTTATATATTTGGCATATGTATGGTGCTGTAGCACAATGGTCTACTGTGCAACCATACAGGTTTTTCTTAACCATTTGTTTCTCCTTTGTTAATGTGTAATGCCTGTCTAGTTCTAGAGTTACCGGAGTTTCTACACCCTTGTCGTGGTCTATAAGCATTTCAGAGTATACCCTTACTAATCCGCAACCTAACCTCGTTGTATCTAACATCTTTAGCTCTTGGTTCTAGACAGGCACTACGCCCCTTACATTATGTAAAGGTTAGACACTAGGGACATTTCTGCCCCTAGTGCCAGTCTCTTACATACTACTTAAGGAATGCTCCAACACCCTTAATTGCATTGACATTGATTACAGTATCAGTAGCAATCTCAAGAATACCTAGGGCATTCTCAATTGCTTCAACTTCACTAGGGTTGTTGTATGAACCACGGTGGCTTAAGATACCAGAGAAATTACTCTCTTTTGGTGCCTTAGGCATACTGTCTTGCATACTAGGAGGAACATCAACAGAGATTGAACCACCGTGATAACTTGCAGATACCTTAGTAGCATCTTTGCTCTTGATAACTTTCAGTGCCCACTTGTCTAGGTCTGCTTCATACTTCTCTACTGCTTTGTTGTATTCAGCAAACGCTTTGTTGTGTGCATCAAGTCGTGCTTGAAGCTTAGCCTTTGCTTGCTGTGTATCCACTCGGATACTTGTTGTTACTGCCATTGTGTTGCCTTTCTATTTGTTATGGCTATCTACTAGCGGGATTGCTAACAGAATCTTAGTTGTCATCTTGCTTGAACTTGTTGAACCTTGCTTGTAATTCATCAAGTATGTTAGTTTTGCTAGGGTTCTCTGCTACTGCTTCAAATGAATCTCTAATCCATTTAGCTATACCTTCATCATCAGTAGGGTCAGGTGTGTCATCAAACAACTTAGGGTGGACTTCTACTATCTCGTGTAGTCTACCCTTGAGCACGCTTAGTGCTGTTTCTAGTGCTTCTGGTTCCCAACCTATGTCTTGCTCTAGGTCAGCAATTACATACTCGTATGCTTCTTTACCACTACTCATTGAAATCCTCCAATTTCATTACTTTTGTATTGATTAGTGCACCAAGTGATGCACCATTTACTAGCCCTTTGCTAGCAAATTCTTTTGCTGCTTGTTCATCCTTACAAGAGATGAGATGAACACGGTCAAGGTCTGGGTCGCCTATAACTTCCCAAGTGTATTGTTTAGTCTCAAGACCATCAATTATTGCTTGTAGAAATGATTGTCTTGCTCTGTCCATAGCAAACGCTCTAGACTCATCATCTGATGGGTCATAGTGCAGTTGTCCACTAGTGTTTTTCATTATTACCATCCTTTTTCTATTGTTACGCAGAGTTCCTTGTGAAACTCTAGCGTTGTTATTCCAAGACCTTTACATAGACTTTCTATGACATCAGGGCTGGCGTTCTTTTTACCTGTTTCTATATCACTGATGTGTCCAAGTGCTACGAAACTAGAGCGTGATAGTTCTCTAAGGTATAAGTCTTTGTTCATACGCAAACGTCTAAGCGTTCTACCTATCTGTGCTGTTAGGCTGTAAGTAGCGAAGTTATTAGTAGTGCGTTTGGTGTAGGTTTGTTTGTGTCGGCTAGGCTGCTCGGCTACCTTAGGCTCTAGTGTTAGCGTCAATCTCTCTCCTTACATCACTCAATCGTAGACGGGTCATTACTATGTCTCCGTCTAATAGTTTATCTTCCTTAGTCATCATTGACTGTAAGTTCAACAGTCGTTGTAACTTATCTACCAAAGCATTCTCACGATACTTTAGTTCTGCTAATGTACTAGCCATTGGTGTTCTCCTGTTCGTGTGGGTCATAGCTAAACACCATTCCGTAGAAGATGTAGTTACAACTAGACTCATTGCATTTGTATACGTAGGAGTAATCTCCATACCCACCATCTTCTTTACTGCTGTATGTAAGCGTTGTATGCTGACATTCCATTGCTATCTCCTTTGTTATAGTCGGGTAGTATCAAACTGAACTACTCCGGTTTCTTTAGTGTATTTTAGGCAAGGCTGACATAGATAAGCCCTAACACGTGGGTTAGCATCTACAAAGAATGACCTATCTACTTGGTTATTATCTTTGTATGTATGTAAAACTTGTTTTACAACTATCATAAACTCTGCTTTAGTTGTATGACCATCATCAGTACACTTAGCACAATGAATCATTACATACTCCTTGGCTTGTTGTAGAACGCTTGACTACACTCAACTAGCTGTGCGTAGTGCCAATGTTCCACGTGAAACATTCGTATAAACTTACGGGCTGATTGAAAACGCTTAGCCTTACGATGAAATGAACACTCTACGCAACTCATTTCATTTTCTTCTGGATAACCTTTGGTCATTTAACTCTCCTTAACTTGTATGACATACGGGCTAATGATTGTATTACTTTCCATAATCTAAATGGAATTCTAATGAACCCTGCTTCTTTAGCAAACAAATCACTATCAGGATTCATAGTGGTTGCTGTTTGTAGATTGCGTGGGTTCCACCAGTATTTATGCTTCATTTGTTTCTCCTTTGTTTACGAATACGAGCATTTGCCCCACGGATTAGTTTTCTTTCCCACAACTCATAATCTCCACGGATAGGGGTTACTATAAGCCATTTCCATCTGTAAATTCCTAATTCAGAATCCCAGTCTTGCCAACCTAATGTTTTGTTTCCAAAACGATACTTATGTTTGCTCATTGCTATACCTACCTTTCAAATAGGTTGGGGGGCTTAGCTACTTCTAGATAACGACTACCTGAAAGGTTGCGTGTCTCTTGGTTGCAACTAAGCCCCCTTACTTGTTTTCGTAAGTCAGAGCCGAAGATAACTTACTTGTTGTATCTTATTAACCCACAACCAGGGATTAGAGAGTTTCCCTTTGGCTTACGCCTTATCGTACTCACAACCTTGCTTACCCTTAGAACGCCCCTGTTACGGGGGTCTAAGGGGGCTGTGCCCCCTTTTACTGCTCTCTATGGGGGACTTTATATATAGAGAGACAGAGAAGACTTAGAGGATAGATAACCCAACTACTATCCTTGCTTCTATTGGAGAAGACTAATCATCAGAGCGTTGAGTAATCTCTTTACGAGTAAGACCAAACTCTTCTACAAACACACTAAGGTGCCATAAGTAGTCGCTCTTTCTATTAGGCTCTAGAGCGTCATACTTACAGGACTTACAGCCATTCTCTGCTATGTACATAAGCATAAAGTCATAGGCAGTCTCTCTACGTGAGAACTCATTGTGGACAAGAACCCACTCTCTTAGAGGTAACTTACTAGCAAGACTTCTTGCCCCCACAATAGCGTTACGGCTTGCTGTAATGAGTTCTGTGTGTTTACACCCTTTAAACTCTTCTGTGGTCTCTACGGGCTCTACAGGGCTTTCTTGACCATAGTGACAGTCACACTCACAAGGACCACAGATACACTCTCCTGCTTTCTGGCACACTACACTGTGTGAGTTAGCGTAATGCTCTTTCTCACACAGACACTGCTCTTTACTCATACTCTTCCTCCATATCTAAACTTTTCAGCCATTTAGTCTGAAAGGTCTCTATAGCACACAAGTCTGCTATAGTAACTCTCTTAGCCGCAAGAATAACTTTCTTACGACGATTAGGAAGTGCTTCATCAGCAAATCTCCCTAATATATGGTCTATGTTCTTATTGGCAAGGGTCTTATCCCAATAAGCACCTCCAAAGACATACTTTCTCTTAGTCATACTGACCACTTTCCCTTAGCTTTACGGTAAGACCAGACATCTAGGCTTACTTTGGCTTCATCTATCCAGCCAAACCCTTTGGTATTGACTAGTCTTACATACCACTTAGGGGCCCAGACTATCACTCCGTCTTCTCTAGTGTGTTCTTTAGAGAAGATAACTTGCTTCAGTGCTAGTTGCACTGTTTTACCTAGTATTTTCATACTATGGCTCCTTTCTACTTGAGCGTGCCCTAGAGAGAAGACTGTGAGACTCTCTAGGGCTATTTGCTTTCTATGCCCCACTCATAGAAAGACTTAGTTTCTTGTTTAGGGGTTGACTCTGGGCTGAGAACAAGAACTAGCACCCAGAGTGTCAGGCTTAGCTGACGAGGGACTTACTTGGACTGTTATGACTTGATAACAGGGACGGGCAGGCTTCGTGAATCTGGTCATAGACTCACTTAGCCTGCCCGCTTGTTGGACAGTAGCCTAGGCTAGGTCGTCAGAACTAGTCATAGACTTGACCAGTTCTTTCAGTCCATTAGCACCGAAACTACGCTTGGCTCCTACTTCTCCTAGGAAGTCAAACAAGGCCGTAAAGGTCTCGAAGTCTTCCTTAGGAATCCAGCAGGCACCGCCTTTAGCATCTTCACCAGAAACGGTGTAAGCTGCTGCGTTGCGGTTGATGAATCGCTCTGATACAGAAGCGAGGTAGGTCTTGTCCACTAATGTAGCCTTGTGGATAGCCTTACCGTCGTTGTACTTAGCGCTAACATAGTCAGCCGCTTCAGCAACAGTCCAAACTTCGCCATCTAGTTCGATGGTAGAGTTTAGTCTCAAGTCAGCCTGAGCCTCGATGAGAGCCGCAATCTCTGGTGAAGAGATAATAGACGCCATAACATCGTTGCGCAATAGCGCAAGTTTAGTTAGGACGGGTGCGACTGGCACCTCAGTTGCTACTAGGTTAGTTTCCGCCGTAGCCACGCTATCTATGGCAGTTTTTGCCATAGTAATCACCCCTTACAAGGTAATAGATAGACACCTAAACGGTTGTTTAGGTGTAGCGTGTTCCATAAATTACTGAAACACCCTTCACCTACTACCTAGCGCTTAGGTAGTAAGAGAAGAGTGTTTCAGTGATAATGGACTGAACAACTAAGTTCATTACATAGGGGGGGTATAGTCATACAAGTAATACCCCCCCTAATAATGTGGTTAGTAGGTTAGTTAGATACCCTAACCCCTATACCTATTTGCGACGCCTATGTATTGGATACCAATAGCGTTGTTATTTATACTCTACCCGATACCCTAACCCTACCCCTAACGCTAAGATGTAAAAATAGCGCCAGGTTGAAACCACGGTTGAGGCTTTTTAATATTAAGCAGTAGCCTAAACGAGTTCGCCATTTAGCCACATCTTGTCTGATTTGCTGAGGTTGCAGTGTGCATGTGTGGGTTTTATATTATCGATGATATCGCAGCCCTTCTTTGATATTGGTATGACATGGTCTAGATGAAGACCTTCTGGATTTCTCCTTGATGCTTCCAAGTCTATCTCTTCGTTGCAAAGATAGCAAATGGTGCCCCAACGCTCTATAATCATCTCTACAGTGTAGTGCTCCCAGCCCCACTTGCGGGGATTGCGGTTCTGTAGAGTTTCATCACGTAAACGGTAGTTTATCCTAGGTAAGTTATGTTTTTTAAGGAAATGAAGACGTCTCCTTATTTTATTTATTTCTTTTCCACGGAAACCTGGATGGTTTGGGTCACGTTTATCACGCCAATACTGCAGCTCAGCGTCATAACATAGTTTACATTCATCCTTAGGACGCCCCAGCACCCTGACATGAAGACGGTATCCTGCCCTTGTTCCACACGGCGGAGTTGGTCTAGGCATAAAATGCCCCTGCAATTTGCTCAATTAACCTCATATTGTTAATTTACAACGAGGTTAAGAGCTTGTCAAGTGTTTTTAGATTCTTTTTTTATTTTTAAAATCAACGTTAATTACGTTGTCTGTAAACTGCTGGGTACTCACTGGAGGAGGTGTAGGAGCAGGTTCAGGCTTTGTATATTCAATGCCATCCGGAGCATTTACATTAACTCTCCACTTACCTCTTTTATGGTTAGTGACATCTCTGGTAGAGAGAGTTTCATAATAGTTTTTGATTATGCAATCAGGATGGTGAGGGCCTTTAGCAGACCACAATTTAGTTTCTTCATCAAGGTGAATCTTACCGGCACAGCCAGGGCAGTTAGTTGTTTTAATATTAGCCATTATAGCAGGGGCGTTCTAAGGCTTATTTTTTGTATTGACGGCCTAGAGAGGCTTTTCTAACTTCATTATTAGCCTGTTGTCTAGCAGCTTTGGCATCACGACGCTGTGAAGCTACGGCAGTAACAAGTCCAGCAGTTCCACCAATCAAACCACCTACAAGAGGCGCTGAGTTAGGGTGAGCACTAATCATATCAAAATAAGGTTGAGCAAAATCTCCAACAAAGTTATTTACAGGTTCACCAACACGATTTCCTGCACCACCAGCCATAGCTCCAGCAACACCTAAAGCAACAGGGTGAGATACTAGGCGACTCTTAAAGTCTTTCATAGTAGCTTTTGGGTTTTTCTTAGACATAATCAATCCTTTATTCAATACATTCATTTTGACATACTATCATACACATTTAGGTATAAACTAATAAGGACTTAAGATTAAGGATAAATCATGGCAGGACGCAACAGAGTAAAAGCAACCAACCTATACGAAGCAGCAGTAGGTACAGACCGAGCAGCTCGTGAAAACAAGGGTGCTCCACTAGCTCGAGGTGTAAAGGGCCGTATTCAAGCTATCCAGAACATGTCTAAAGGCAACCGAGAAATTGCAGAGCTAAAGACTAAAGCACGTGCAGCTGGCAATACAGTACCACGCCGCGTAGCCTAAAAATAGCCGAGGCCGAAAAAGTGCCTTCGCCGGTTGACCAAGGATAATTATGGCTACTAATAAAAAGTGGGAAAGACATGAATACTTCCAGAAACATGGAAAGTATCCAGAAACCCTTAAGCAAGAACAAGCTAGGCTAGCTAAAGAGCGTGACCTAGCAGAGAATGGTCCTACAGAGCCTGCTCACCCTGTCGTGTCCCAGCAGCTGTCAGACGCTCCTAAAGTCGAAGAAACTCCAGTTAACCATGTGTCTAAAGTAGTTGAAGCATGGCACAAAGCTAACCCAGGGTTTAGATAGTTAAACTTGACAAGTAGTCATTAAATATATAATATATAAATAGGTACGCCAATTGGGTATCTTAAATTAACACTGTGCTACGGGCAGTAATGTACCAAGGCACAGTTGTCGTCTAAGGAGACAAAATGCACATAGAACCAAATCCACACGACCCATGGGATAAGCGTAAGCAACATCCTTATGACCCATGGGGCAAACATGACAAGTGGCAAAAGCCAGAACCAAAGATTATTACAATCTCCGACTTATTTCCTCGTCTAGACCGCCTTTCAATTGGCTGGTCACCTATCCTTGACCAACTCAGGGAAATTACCTCAAATAAACCAACTTATCCTCCATACGACATTGTGTCGTTGAAGGATGACGTAAACCTACTCAACGTGGCCGTAGCAGGCTTCACACGGGACGAAATTAGCATAACCGTGCAGGAGTCCGTTTTGACCATTGAAGGCCGTCAGAGCGACAAACAGCGTGGTGAGGTAGTATACCAAGGTATTGCTACTCGTGATTTTAAACTAAGTCTTGCAGTTGCTGAATACTGGGAGGTTGCAAACGCTCTTCTTGAGAATGGTATGCTAACTGTTCAATTTAACAGGGAACTTCCTGAAGCAAAGAAACCAAAGGTAATTGACATTAAGTAACTTTAGTGTATAATTATAGCCTGGGGGAGTATTAGCTCCCCCAGGTTTACTTTGACCTTTAGCTCAATGGCAGAGCAGAGAGCTGTTAACTCTAAGGTTCCTGGTTCGAGTCCAGGAAGGTCAGCGATAGGAGAACAAGATGAAAGAACTAACAAACTGGGAAACAGACGTACCAGAAACAGGAATAGTACTAGTCGACTTTTGGGCGCCTTGGTGTGCCCCCTGTAAGATGATGCTACCAATTTTAGAGCAACTAGATTCTGAACTAGACACAATTACTATAGTTAAAGTAAATGCAGATGATAATGAAGATTTAATGAAGCTGTTTAATATAAGCAGTATTCCTACTATTATTATTTTTAAAGATGGTGAAATAGTATCAACAATGATTGGTGCTAAGAATAAAGCATTTTTAATTCAAGAAATTGCAAAGTACGTATAATGGCTACTTATCAGTATAAGTGTGAAACTTGCGAACAAACCATTAGTAAGGTAGTGTCTATTAATGAAGAAAGTAAATTCCCTAAATGTTTGGAGTGTAACAAAGATATGACACGTGTATTCTCGGCACCAGCATTAACCTTTAAAGGCTCCGGATGGGGGTCTGACAGGTGATTCCATCAACAATTAAAGTTGGTACTCAAGTTTGGACTATCGTAGAGCATACATCTAAAGAAGATGGGATGCTTTATGAAGATAACTATGGGTACACTCTAGAACGTCGTAACATGATTGTTCTTGATAAAGACGCATCTGAAACTCGTAAAAAGCAAGTGCTTATGCACGAGATTCTTCATGCTATTCGGTTTACCTTTTTTACTGGAAGTAAGATGGCTGCCAAGCTAAACTTTGAAGATACAGAGCACTATTTTATTGGGATGTATGAAGAAACCCTACTAATGGTGTTTAAAGACAACCCAGATTTGTTAACTTATTTAATTGGTTAATTACTAGACAACTAACCATTTTATGTGGTAGGGTATTTTTATAACTTAATATAGAATGTCACTTCGACAATAAACGACCGAGTACTAACTAACAAGGAAAGGTAGGTCGCCAAATGAAAAAGTACGTAATTATAGCCAGCGTGATTTTAACTCTCGCTGGTTGTTCTGCATCAGCATCACTTGCTGTTTCACAGGACACATCCGTAACAAAGCAACATCAAGTAAAACAACCAACTTTAATTGAGATAGGTAAAGCACACCGCAATACCACTCAAATGAAGAGGGTTATCAAGTACCTAGAAACTCGTGTAGGAAAAACTTCTTATGTGTTTTCAGGTGCCAGTCCTCGTGGATGGGACTGTTCAGGTTTAGTACGCTGGACCTATGAACGATTCGGTATTGAACTACCACATTCAGCAAATAAACAAGGACATCTAGGTAAGCGTGTTCACACGCCTAAGCTGGGAGACATTGTAGTATTTGCTTATAATGGTTCTACTAATTTCTATCATGCCGCTATTTATATTGGCAATGGCAAAATAATTAACGCACACTATGGAGCCAACTCAACTATTATTCAACCCCTGACAGACTACAAAGGAAGTCAGATAAGGTTTGTGAGAGTAGTTAAGACTCTATAAACAGTAGCCCCGCTGGTTTAGGCTGGCGGGGCTTTCTGTTTCTGTCATAATGTTTGTGTTGGGGGATTACTGGAGTTAAACTATGTGTGCAGGCTGTAAGAGCTATAGTCAAGATTTTGACAATAAACCATTCTTACCTACCAGAAATGGTTCAATGGGAGATGACGGTATAGCTATTAAAAATAGCACTAAATTTGAGGGCACTGGTGACCAAGACGAAAAGTTTGAGGGACAGCACCCAGGTAAGTCTGCTGGAGCAAAAGAAGCTGAATATAGTGGAAGGCAATAATGCCATCTCAATCAAAACTTTCTAAAAGAACTAAAGGCATGTATGCTGGTCAAGCAACAGACATTGGGCAGTACCTTGATGGTAATCTTGGAATGACAAGCGGAACTCAGCCGTATGAGCTTCCAATGCAAACTCGTGGAGAACAAACACCAAGTAATTATGCATTTAATCAATGGCCTTACATGGTGTCGGGGCAAACTAACTACGACCCGTCTACATTGCAACCAGGCTCTAATTTAAGTGCAGTGCAGATGGGTACTCAAGAACTTGCTAGAGATGCTGGTCTTGATGGAGAAACCGGTAATCCTTCTGGATTAAATGGTATGCCAAGTAATTAATAAACTTTTTTTGTATTCTTAATATAGTAAAACAATTCCTTTACCAATTCCTTTACAATACGTACTAATTAATCCCTACGTAGAGGTCCTAAATGAAACTTACTGGAAATGTTCTTCTTAGAATTCTTGCAACCTTTGTTGCGTCCGCACTTGGTGTTATTGGTGCTGGTTCCCTTGGTGGTGTAGCTCCGGCTACGGCTGCTCTTGTTGGCGGTATTTTGGCTGTTGCTAAAGTAATCGAAAGATTATCCCTAGCTTTCCTAGAAGATGGCAAGCTATCAAATGCTGAAATCAATGCTGCCTTCCAGCAGTCTGTTCAGCTAAAGAATGTAAAAGAGCCAAAGGTACCTAAGAACTAATGCGATTGTTGCGAATTTACGCAACGCTATTCGTAACACTACCTCTTGCCTTAACTCCGCTACTACTCCCAGCACTAGCGTCTGCCGATACAGTATCTGGTTTAAATGTACAGGTCTATACCTATGACCCTTCAAGCACGCCTGAGCGTCAGCCCTACCAACTTTGTGATGGTGCTTGGACTCATGTTGATAACATTGACTCTGACTACGATAACCAGTACAACGGAGTAGTTGCTGGTTGCCAACCAGAATTTGTACTTGTTCACTACACGGGATTTGTGACTTTCCCAGAGTCTGGCACTTATGCGTTTATGGCTCCTGCTGATGACGGGTTCTGGCTTTCTCTTGATGAAACTCCCGTTATTACTAATGACTGGGTTCTTAAAGGTCGTTGGGGGCAAGTTTACCCTGACATTCAAATTGAAGGCGGACATACCTACGCACTAGACGCTTGGTTCTACGAATACGGTGGCGGTGCCAGCGATACCCTAATGTATTCTCCGGATAATGGAAATAACTGGAATGTAGTTCCTTCTGAGTATTTTACTACTGATGGTTCTGCTCCAGTATTCCCTGTTAAGCATCATCTAAGTAAGCCTATTTCAGTAGAAGGTACTCCTAATGGTACAAACGTTGATTTGACATGGGGTTCTCTTGTAGAACAAACCCCTATTGAACACTACGCAGTATCCTGGACTTATGGCGGTGCTAATGGTTGGGGAATCAGTGCTTCGGATACCAAAGCAACTATAAGTAATTTACCAGAAGACACGGACGTTACATTCTGGGTACGTTCTGATAATGACACTCTCGGTGTTTATTCGGAATCGTCTGACCCTATTGTGGTTCATACTGGATTTGATGAAGTCATTATTGTGGTTCCTCCTGTAGACCCAGTTGACCCACCCATAGACCCAGTTGACCCACCAGTTGACCCGGTAGACCCACCGATTGACCCTGTTGACCCACCAGTAGTTGACCCTGTAATCCCTGACCCACCAGTAGACCCAGGTCCTGTAATTATTCCAGACCCGCCAGTTGTGCCAGACCCACCTGTTGTAATTCCTGACCCACCAGTAGTTCCAGACCCTCCTGTTGTCATACCTGACCCTCCAGTTGTACCTGAGCCAGAACAAGGTTCAAAAGAAATTCCAGCGGTTATTGAAGACCTTATGAAAGTTGACTTACAGTCTGTAGACCCAACTGAACTTACTACGGCACAGGCAGAACAACTTGTAGAAGCAGCCCTTGTTGTATTTGAAACAGCCGAAGAAGGCTCACCGGAGTACGCTCAAGCGTTGGATGCACTTTACCTTGCAGCAGAACAAGACGACATTGTGGTGGATGAAAACATCGCTAACATCCCTGGAGTTGGTCAAGCCGCTGTTGCTATCGCTAACGTATTGAACGCCATTGGTAACGTAGGTGCAGACATTTCGCCTAAATCCCGTAAGAAGGCTCAGACACTTGTCGTTACTACCCTAATTGTTGGGCAAATTGCTCAAGCAGCCGCCCTAGCATCCGCTTCAGGTGGTTCATCCTCTTCTAATAGAACAAACAGGAGAAAATAATGAAAAAAGTACAGAAATTCCTAGTGGCTTTGTTTAGAGACTTGCTTGACCAGGCTTGGACCCTTCTAGGTCTAGGACTTGGTTGGGTACTTCTTGAA